GACCAAATTTTTAATAGTGCTTACGCTGGCTGTACTATTAGCAGAACGGATTACTTTAATTGTAGCTCTTAGAGCCGGATCTGCTTTTTGTCCAAACAACGGTTGGAAATCTACACTGTTAAGAATCATGTTGTCAGATATCATCTTGTAATTTTGTAGGCCTTGGTAAGCAGTGTTCAACTGATCAATTGTGGGCACTGTTGGCTCTGCCACTGTGCCAGTGGTGTCTTGTAACCAATTGATATAGGATGTGTAGTATGAGTTGGTGACTATATAAACATCAATAATGTTAGTAGATCCTGGATCAATTCTGCTAGTTAATGGACTGTTATGGCGATATTGGAAATACAAATCTTGCCGTCCTACTTGAGCCTGATATCCGTAGGTCTGAGTCAGGGTTGGATTGTTAAGACTGTCTACACCCAAGATATAAAATACTTGGGCGGCTCCTAAGGAATCTGTTTCGCTGTACGCATAAAATACCTGGCCGCTCACATACTGACTTTGTACTGCTTGTATGTCTGACAGGGTTGCATAATCACTATTAACAATTCCTGCCTCAATTAACAAATAACGTTGTAAATTATCAAAGTCTAATGTGGCCTGGAAGAACACATATTTCTGATTGGAATCAACCGACGGTGCTACAATATCATTAAAGAAATCTGGATTAACCGGTGCGATGTCTCCGCCGGTTCTATCAAAACTGACCACAACTTGGAAATCATCAACTAGGCCGTCGCTGAGTACAGGTTGATCAATAATAGTCACTATATTGTCTGAGCCCATCGGTGTTGAACTATCAGGACGACTGTTGACTTTAAGTATGTTGATGTAGTCGCGTATCACTGTGCCAGTTCTACTGTCGTAGATAGGATCGCTGGTATAAAAGAAAAATCTGGTTTGTAGCACACTGCCAAAATAGTACTGCAAACTTCTTGAAGATACTGTGTACACTGATCCATTGAAGGTTGCTTGTATCAACCATGACGCATCGAGGTTGGTACCTGCGGTGCTTTGTGCATTGGCCAAACTAAAAGTGGCATCTACAGCAAGGTTGTTGGAAGTAATCACATACCAGGTATCGGTAAGATTATTATAACCTAGACCAAAATTTTGATTAAGTGAAATTTGTTCAACCACACTTTGTTGTACACTGGTAGGAATATCTGTAGTAAACACCGGAATCACCTGTACGGGAATTGCTCCAGTCGGTACAAAATTGTTTAGGACTACCGGGCCTATGCCCGACGGCAAGTTGCCTAGTCCTTGTGCTGTGCCTGCTAGATATACTGCTGTGGGGCTAGCCCAGATTGTGAGTTTTTCGTCGGGCTGAGTAGGTACTCCAACTGCTAATCGATTACTGGCAGTAAAATAATATCCCGAAGGTGCTGCAAACTGTACCAGACTGCCCTCTGTGATATACTTGCCGTTGTTGCTGGCAAATCCGCCAATGGCCACTGGATTTCCTAGTGCATTTTCAAAATAGCCCGTGGTCTCATTTGTGATGGCAGTACTTTGATGCCAGGTGTAATTTAATACCGCAATATTGGGTCGCGGAAAATTAGCATAGTAAAATTGTTGTAGTCCGGCACCAATAGTCAATGGAGCAATTTGATTAATCACCGCATCTGAAATATCATTAGAAGTCAACCATGAAAACTGGAAAGTCTGCAATGCATTGGATTCATACAAGGCACCGTCGCTGGCAAAAATATTTGTACTGGAATATTTGCCAGTACCATCCACCAGATCAAGATAACGACTGGTACCAATGCTGGCACGATTAACGGCAGTACTTTTGAGAATGCTGTTGTATTGTGTAAATGGGAAGTTGGTGTAATCTTCGCCGTTGACCATGCGATTTTGTGTATAGTATTGAGCAGGAGCACGTTGTTTAATTTCTGTAATGGTCTCGCGTGCCTGGGCATTGGTCACTGGTTCTGTGATGCCACAGGTAAATGTAATTGTTTCAATTTGTCCTGTGCGACTTACATAACTGATAGGCACACTTACACTTTGCATTTCTACTGGGTTAATAATATAAGTTAGGCCGTTGCTGGCGCGAACATAGGTACGGAACGTGCCCACAGGTATTGTGGCAAATATACCGTCACCAAAATTTAACGTAATCTGATCATTGGTTCTACTGCTGACACTATAGATATCTCTTGTGCCGGGTGCTAATTGTTCTACTGCGGCCGCATACACGCTTTGCACTTGTTCCCAGTAGCCGGCAATATTGCCTAGGTTGTCTAGCTGATACAACCAAATGTCGGTATTGTTGATGCCTTCTATATTGATATCTACGGCACGATTGTCAATGCGTTCTGGCAAATTGAAATCTTGATTTTGTAACACTCCCTGTTTGAACAAGAAGAAAAATCCTGTGTTAGCACTAAGATAACCTTGCTGGTCATTACGGAACAACACATTGAATTGTCCATCAGGTAGTGGAGGAGGTTCATACACAAAACTCTCTCCAACGGAAGTGGAGTTAACTACTTCAAATGGCATGTTGACAGTGTCAACAGTAGAGGTATAAGGGATCACTGGCAGATAACCTGGGATCAAGTTGATGGTATACTCTTGTGTATCCACTCCTAGAATTGTTTGACGATTACCCGGATTACCAAACTTTTGTGTATTGACCAAGGTCGCATTAATAATGGACGTAAATTGTTCTTGCCAATTAAGATTAGTTGGGTCCGCCCAATTGATAGTGAGATTGGCCAGATTAATACCGTTAAAATCTGTGATATTTTCTGTAGTGCTGACTGAAAATACTTTAAGGTATCCTGCTGCTTCTGTGTTGCGTTTGGCTGTATAACTGACCAAATTTGCCAATCGTACCACGCTGTCTCTGCGTTCGGCTGTGTCTAAATAATTTTCACGTGTGTTTAAATCTGTGCGGAATGCCAAACTTTGACCCATAAAGGCCATGACGTCAAGCAGAGCAATAAACTCGCTGGACTCAATGTAATCATTAAATGTTTCTGGATAATATAGGCGTAAGTAATCTACAAAACTCTTGCGTAGGGTTTCAAAATCATAACTTTGAAAGTCTGCTTCGCGATAGGTTTGATAGATTCTTTTCCAATCTTCAACACCAAAAATCGCAGTTTGTCTCGAGGTTGTAGCCATATGTGTTCCCAGTTCTAGTATTTATGGATCAAATAATCTGGGTAGTTAAACGTAGGTGGCTGTGCGTTGTTGTTGGTCAAAAAACAAGCTAAATTGTTGTGCTGTAGTACTAGGCACAACTGCTAGACCTAGCTGAATTAAGATGCCATTTTGTTGAGGAAATACCTGTACGCCACTGACAAAAAGTCTAGGGTCCCCGGCGCATACACGCTGTATTTCTCGATATATAGCATCCAGTGTTTCAGGAGTTTGATTTTCAAACAGATAATTCCAGATCACAGTGCCATATCCGGGCCTGCCAGGCAATTCGCCTTGACGTATGTTAAAGGCATTGAGCAGGTCAATTTTAATAAGGTCAAAGTCCACGGCTGTGAATTTTTTGTTTTGACCTATGGTGTTGAATCCGATAAATGTGGGCATCTTGTATTTACTCTATTAAACTATTGAATTTACAGCGTTTGTTGCTGTTGATGCTAAACTATTAACCTGCGAAGATATACCGCCCAACGACGACCCAACGGCATTTTGCACTGTTCCTAGTAGATTGTTGGCATTACCTTGTAGATCTTTTAATTTGTCTTGAGCAGCACTGATATCAAGTATAGCAGCCACAGTAGGAGAACTAGGATCAGGATAACCAAAACTGGGTGTGGGTATTTTACTGCTGCCAAATATTTTAGCGGTGGCCACATCCACTGTGGCACGATTTACAGTGTTGCTGAATCCTCCTGCTGGTTGGGTAGCAGCCACTAAACTATCGCTAGAGCCGCCCAGGATACTGCTGGCACCTGAACCTAACAAGTCAGTTAACTTGGACAAACTGCTGAAATTACCAAGATCAGGTATGGACCCTTTGAGCGTGTCCAAGGCACCTGTGACTGAGCCAGTGAGATTACTGGCCACTCCGGATAAACTGCTGAGTGCGCCTGTGGCTGTGCTAGACAAACTGCTCAAACTGCCAAGATTGACTCCACCTAAATTGTTTAGAGCACTGAGTGGATTGGTTGCACCAGTGGCAAACTGCGAAGCTTTGCCCAAGGTGTCCATAGCGGTTTTTACTGTGGGGAGCCCGGGCACCTGGCCTTCGGTCAATGATCCTAAACTGGGTATCCCTGGCAATGTAGAGGTTAATGATCCAATCGACGGCAGGCTTGATGTGATTGAACTTATTGCTGGTATGCTACTAGCCCACTGTGCTGTAAGATCTGTTCCAAATTTACCTGCATTGGCCACCAACGCACCTACCCCTTCATTTACCGTTCCTTTAATTTTGTCAACTACACTGGAAAGATTTTGTAAACTACCCGAAGCCACGCTGTTTATGGCTCCTGACCCTATACTTTGTAAATTGGTTACTGCGGATGAAGCCAATTGCCCCAACGGTGAACTGGACAACGCCGATGTCAAACTGCTGACATTGGGTAATACTGCGGTAAGGCTACTTAAACTAGGCAATCCAGAGGTCAGGCTAGTTATATCAAACGACAATCCAGTGGCAGCACTTAATTCAGACAAAGATTTTAAACCACTTTGTGTGTAAATTTGGCCCTTTAAGGCCGAGATAGATGCAGTCACAGGCGGAGATATCACTCCGGCAGCAGTCAAACTATCAAATCCATTGCTCATCAAACTTGACATAGCACCAGCCTGGGCCGATGCACTGTTAAGAAAATCTTTGGCACTGTTGATACCGTTGAGTCCTGTGAAAATTCCAGGGGCATTAAGAACTTCAGTCAATGGTGCAGGGTCAAATATAAACTGTCGCCAAGTTCCAGGCTTGACATAGCCTGCTTGTTCTAGTTGTTGTACTGTAAGTCCATATTGGCCAACTCCTTTATCGTTGGTCATAACATCGGCTGGTTGATCTACAGAGTTTGATATCTGTGCCATAAGTCCTTGTACTTGACCCGAACTCAACGATCCAATAGCTGGTGCTGTAAATCCTGTTCCATTAATTGCCGCTATGTTGGCCTGTGTTACAGGACTGGTCAACGGAGTATTGATCAACGACGGAATACCGGCCACTTGCGGTAGTCCATTAACGATGGCCAGGATCACTGTGTCATCTACACCGGCGGTGCCACGATCCAATCGACTCAGTGAAAACTTAGCCAAAGCTGATGTGGTGCTAGTAATACTCTGACCAGCGGTAAATCCAGCAACTGTTCCGGCAGCAACTTGGCTATAAAAAATATAGTCTGCCTGTGCCTGTGTAGTCCCTGCAGGTGCCTGCATGGCAAAAGTAGCACCAGACGGAAGGGTGTAATCAAATTGACTCATCGTGTTTTGGTAATTGTTACGCCAGCCGGTACCGGTGGTGCGGCTGGTGGTGGACTAGCTACGCCATCACTGAGCGTGGTTGCTGATGGTACACCCATATTATGATACGGATATGGTTCATGTGTAGGTGCACGAGTTACAATGCTTTCTGTGCCGGTTGGATTAACTACCCAACCCGTGGTGTTGTTAAATTTGGCACTGGGCTGGAGATACTTGGTTAGGCCTGCGGGGGTGTCAACTTCAATGCGTTGTCCACCGTTGAGATTTAGTTGGCTTGCATTAAAATTCAATGTAGATCCAGTTGCCCAACTGCCTAATTGACTGTTTATGGCCAGGGTCCCGGGAGTTTTTAGTCCAATAGATCCTTGACTAAACATGGTCAATTTACCTTTGTTAGATATGCTCATGTCAGCATCACTTTGCATGGTAGTGCCCTTGGTACTTTTCATGTTGATTTTTCCGCCGGCAAACATGTTGATATCTTCGTCGGCATGTAAGTTTATTGTACCACTTGTACGCACATTAACACTGTTGGTGGTATAAACATCAAGTGTGCCTTCTTGTCCTAGTTCAATCCAGGCTTGTCCGTTGGCATGACAAATGTATAAACAATTACCATCATCACTTAGAGTAATTTGATGACCTTTGCTGGTGCGTATGCGTACCAGATTGTCTTGGCCCTTAAGGTCACCGTCATCCATAACTAGCGAGTGGCCACCACGACGAGCAACCACGTTGACTGCTGATGGTTGGGCTGCCTTTAATTCTTTTCCAGTAATACCAGCATCGCCGGTCTTGGCACCGATACCACCCAAATAAATTGCACGTCCAGGCGTGCTTATACCATAACATCCGCTAGGGCTTTCGCGTTGACTGGTGCTACCAATGCTGCCGCGGACCTGATCATTAAGTAAACCTTGTTGGAATAATACACCAGCCACGTAGCTGTGTACCGGTTTAGGTTGATCAAAATATTTGGGATTGTTAACGATAGCCGTGTTGCTGTTGTTAATTTCGGTTACTGGTAATCTTTCTGCACCAGCAAAATAACTAGCTTGAGTTTTATTTTGTGTCACGGCTTGAGCTTTTTCCACCGATCCTATTGCAGGTATCATGTGTATGATGCCTTGATCTGGAATACATCCTACATAATAACCTTGACTAGGATCGCCACCAACAAAGAAACACAATACCTGTACTCCAATGTCAGGTGGAGTAAACCACATGCCATAACTTTGTGGATTGCCTTGCTCAAATGCCCCGGTACCAGCACTGGCACCTGCAGGAGTAGCACCATAGAACGGTGGGCAGTAGTTGACTGTACGCCATAGACTTTGATCATCGGGGTTATTGCCGCCAAACAATTCAATATACACTTGTAAACGGCCGGCTCTTGTAGGATCTACGTTGTTTTTGACTAGCCCAATGAATGGTCCCATTTCAGCGGGCATGCCGCCGCGATCCATTTTATAATTTTTTGGTTGTCCTGTGTTGCGTTGTATATTCTCGCCGGCCATTACGTTTCCTTATTCATCTTTTGTGGTGGGGTATTTACTCCGGGTTGTGCCACTAGTGTTTGACCTGTAGCGTTAGGATTTAATATCAGCGGGTTTGTTAAATTAACTCCTCCAAATGTTAATGGTCTAGTAAGATCTG